GCTATGTATATAAAGGCTGTTCCATCCGGTGGCGAATACTACAATGCAGATGGAGATCCTTACTATCAATATACATTGTTTGACTAATTGGAGAAAATATGAAATTTAGAAATTATATAAATGAAGATATGAACAGAAATAATCTTGCTAGTGCCAACTCCTATTACAAAGTTATAAAACCATTTGATGTTCAAATACAAACTGGTTCTGAACCCAGTAATGCCTATTATGGATCAGCTAGAATACATAAACCTGTATGGAAAGCCGTAAAGGCAAAGAAAGGAGACGAGATACATAATCTCTTTGGAGGACTCTTTTTTGTTACAGGAAATAAAACATATAATATGGCCGTTGGTAAAGAGCCACCAAGATGGGCGGCATTTGAAAGAAATACAGGTAGATATGATAAATTTCCACTGAATAATTTGGAAGAAATTGAAGTGGGTAGGAAGGTTAAATATGCGATTTAAAAATTATATAAAAGAGGCACCTGTTGCCACCAAGGGATGGACAAAAGATTCGGTGAAGAAGTTTGGAAAGACAATAGGCAAGATGCCTGATGAACATGGATTCTTTGATGCGTGTGTTTCTCGCATGGAAGATGAAATGGGGGAACAAGCTAAAGGGTTTTGTGCAAGCTTGAAAGATACGTGGTATGGTGGAAGTGGATGGCGAGGAAAAGATAAATCAAAGGAACAAATCAAAAAGGATGTTAAGAAAACCAAATTCAAGGAGTAAGAGTAGATGACAGTAACAACAAATTTACAAAAAGCTTCACCTGCGTCATTTGAATTAGTATTCCCAATACTTCCAGAAGGTGTAGGACTATCATCTGGTAGAGAGTTGACTCTTAATATATTCTCCACTATTATTCCTGGAGTAACAATGGATGTGGAAGAACAAAGATGGCAAGGTACCAAAACCACACAGGCCGCTGGTGTACTAACCTTTGAACAATGGAATGTAAACTTCCTGGTTGATTCGGAACTTTTGAATTGGAAATCTCTATTTAATTGGCTTGTATATATAAACAATAACAAGGATAAAATGTTAGAAAATCCGGAAGATTATGTAGTAGATGCCACATTAAGAGTTATTGATAATTTCGGTTCTGGAGTATTCAAGTTATATTTTGTTAATGTATGGATCAACGCCCTAGCTGAACTAACAATGAGTCACCGTGAAGGTGACCAACAACTTGAATGTAATGCGCAATTCGTGTACGACAGGTTTGAGCTTAGAGAGGATTAAAGTTTATAAACCTCTTCATCAATATCCCTATCTTTGTTTATCTCACCATTATAAACTTCCCTTATGTAATCTCTAAGCGCTAAGGGAAGTTTAACCTTTTTGTCCCTCAAAAATTTAATCATTTCCCACTCTTCTTCGTTTACACGAAAATTATACAATCGTTTCATTGGTTCCTCATATTTCACTTCACCCATAGTCTTACCTCCTGTAAAACTTCTCAACAATATTTATACTTTTTCCTGATTTTTCATTCAACTTATATAAATAGATATAGATTAATAGGTATACACCTATAAAAACAAAAAGGAGGAAATTAAATTGGCTTTATATCTTTCACCGCTTGTTGATGTCATAGAAACAGATTTAAGTACTACAATACCAAGTGTTGCAACTAGTATTGCGGTTGCTGTACTTCGTGACACATACAAAGGCGCAGAAGCAAAACAAACACTAATCACTTCCGTGGACGAATTAATAGACGCGTTTGGTGAGCCAACTGACAACAGTTACAGGGATGTCTTGGCGGCTACAGGCTATCTCAAATACGGAAATAAACTGTGGTGTACAAGAGTAATGGCACCATCTGCCTCATTCGCAGGAGTTTATGGAACCGCTAGCGGGGCCACAACACTAACAGCATATGCGGCATCTGCTGCATACATCCTTGGTGATTTAGCAACAGAAGATCCAGATCAGTTAGGAGACGAAACTGTAACATTTGATGCAGGAAGATCGGAATATGGTAGTGATATTATGTTTCTTGCAAAATCAAGAGGAACAAATGGTAACTTCACAAAAGTTGCTATAATCGGTAAAACGAAATATGATTATATATCCGCTAACTATACCACAACAGCAGCGGTAACAGCTGGATCAGGACTTTCATCTGACCTAGTTGATGATGTATTCGCTGCGGAAACACCATTCGATGCATCTGATGGTTCAACAGAATTTCTAGTACTAGTAAGGGCAGCTGACCAAGAAGATATTTCAAGAAGTGTTGTTCCATATACACTCAAAGAAGTATTCTTGGTATCAACAGATCCAAGAAAGACTGATGATGAAGGTAAAAACATTTTCTGTGAAAATGTTATCAATGCAGAATCACAATATATCCGAATGGCCGTGGCATCAACATTACATAATGATGATGTAAGTGGAGTCTATACAACGGACTACACAACACTAGCTGGCGGTGTTCGTAATAACAGCGACTCTATATTGGATGCCGATATCATCACAGCATATGAATTGTACCAAGATCCTGAAGAAATTGATATCAATATCTTTATAGATTCAGGTAAATCGGATACTGTAAAAGATGCTCTGATAACGATTTGTGAAGCAAGAAAGGATGCAACGGCAATTCTTGATGTACCAGAAGCATCGGTAGTAAATAACAAAGGTAGTGAAACAGCTGATGTTAGAACCTACAGACGTACAACACTAAATCCAAACACAAGTTATGCACAGTTATATGCTAACTGGCTCAATGTTTATGATAAATGGAATGCTAAATATCGTTGGATTCCAATATCAGGACATATCGCTGGTATTTTCGCTAATACTGACGATGTAACGGATCCATGGTTTGCACCAGCAGGATTAAATAGGGCAATTCTAACCAGTGTTAGAAAATTGGCTTATAATCCAACAAAAGGTAACAGAGACATACTTTATAAGAATGGTATCAACCCAGTTGTATCATTTGCAGGACAAGGTAAGGTTGTCTGGGGTCAAAAGAACTTGTTGGATAAGAGTTCAGCATTTAATAGGATCAATGTAAGAAGGCTGTTTATAGTGTTAGAAAAAGCTATCAGTACAGCGGCCAAGTATTTCTTATTTGAACCTAACGATGAATTTACAAGATTACAACTAATCAATATGATTGATCCGTTCCTAAGAGATGTCAAGGCTAGAAGAGGTGTTTATGACTTTCTGATAGTATGTGATGAGCGTAATAATACAGCAGAACGTATTGACCGTAATGAGTTATGGTGTGACATATATATTAAGCCGACAAGAGCTGCGGAGTACATAGTCCTAAATTTTATCGCCACAAAAACAGGCGCTTCCTTTACGGAGCTTGTAGCCGCAACAACACCGACATAAAAATAATTTGTTTACATTTATGTTCAGTATGATATAATTAAAATAAGGAGGACAGAGGGTAGCTCCCTTTGATTGTGTGCCTCGATCACCAATCTAACTCCTACAACAAAACTTATCGAGGAGGTTAAGTTATGAAAATATGTTGGGACAATTATGATGATATGAAATGTAAAAAATTTTAATGAATTAAGATACAAAGGAGGAAGAAAATGGCGGAATTTAATTTAGAAGCATTCCGAGCAAATTTCCGTGGCGGTGCACGCTCGTATTTATTTTACTATATTCCAAACTTCCCTAGTGGAGTATCAGGTATGACATCGGACGAGGTTACATATCTTGTTCGTACAACATCATTACCTGAAAGTACACTGGAAGAAACTATTGTAAATTGGCAAGGATATGATTTCAAGTTTGCTGCTAAGCATACCTTTACAGACTTCACAATCACATTTAATGTGGATAGAGGTGCAAAGGTAAGGAAGTTATTTGAAGATTGGATCGAACTTATACATAACTCGGAAACTAATGTCTATGCGCCACTTGATGCTTATATGGCGGATCAAACAATCAGTTTGTTAGACTACGATGGATCATCCGTTATGAAAGTAAAGTTATATAATGCGTGGGTAAAAACAGTAGGTCCTATAACATTAGATTATGCGGCCACAGATACAGCCCAATTCGATGTAACATTTACGTATTCACATCATAAAATAGATCCTTAAAAAATAAAACGTGAGGGGTAAAATAATATGTCATTCAAGCAATACTTAAATGTTTATGAATTTCAAACTGTGTTACCTGGTAGTGGAGAGATAATTAAATTCAAACCCATTACTACAGGAAACCTGAAGAAATTACTGGTCTATGAAAACGAAGATAATGATATCGTAATAGAGAATGCGTTGGATGAACTTATATCATCCTCGGTTCAAAATGAAGATTTTGATATCAAAAATCTCTTCCTTCAAGACCGATTCTTTCTACTTTTGGAACTAAGGAAGAAAACAAAAGGTAACATGTACAAATTCACCTATACTTGTGATAAGTGTAGGTCACAAACTGTACAAAACATTGATCTGGATAAACTACCAACAAAAGGTACATATAGTGAATCAGAAGACAACATACAACTTGCTACTGATATATCAGTAAAGTTGAGGCATGTGACTCGGAAAGATCAAGTCGAAGCCTTTTCACATGTAAAAGAAGATAAAAAAATGTCACCATTACAAAGGGCTACAGAAATGGCCCTCTTTACACATGCCGCTGGAATAAAAAGTATAACGACACCAGGTGGTACAGAAGAAGATGTTAGTATAGTAGACAGGAAATATCTTCTAGAGAATATATCAACTGGATCTTATGATGGTATAAAAGAATGGTATGATAATAATGATTTTGGTGTGGATTTTACGTTCAAAATAGTTTGTGGTAATTGTGATAACGATCACAAGTTTGATATACCGCTACATAATTTTTTTTTCTAATTAAGCTTTTTGCTGATGTATCATTAACAGATATAATAAATGAAATGTATTTATTATCGCGACATGCAAATATAAGCCTTACCGAAAGTTTGATGTTACCGGATTTTGAACGGGAAGCATATATTAACTTACTATTAGAAGATATGGAAAAGGAAGCGGAAGCATTCAATACATAACGTCACGCTTAGATCCACTTCGATCTATGGACTTAAAAGTCTCTAAGGACACTTAACAAAAACCTTAGAGACTTTTTTAATTGAGGAGAGAGAACAAGATGGCTGATAGAGATGTAATAAAAGCTATAAAGGAAGGAACAAAAGATATAGGTAATAAAGTTATTGACAATGTTCAGGATGTTGCTGGAGGACTAGGCAATATTTTAAAGAATACCTCTAGTGCGTTAAGAGGTGATATGAGACAAATGGCTGGTACTATTGGTGGCGAGGTTAGTGAGGTTATGGGCCCCGAATTATCGAAGATGACTGAAAGTGTTTCTAGTATGGGAAAGAATGTGGTAACATCAATCTTCTCATCAGATGCATCAGAGGAAGAAACTAAATCTGATAAGACAAGGAATTCATTACTAGAGAATATGGTGAATTACTTCAAGCGTGAAGAAAAACGATTGGCAAGAGAGATGCCTGGAAAGAAGATGGGACTTGGTATGAAAGCCATAATGGCAATAGTGATAGCGTTTGGATTACTTGTTGGTGGTTTGATAAGAACAATAACATTACCATTTGAAATGTTATATAAGGTTGTAAAATCCGTAGTTGTTTTCTTTAGACCCCTTTTAACATATATAAAGGAAATGAAATTCATCAAAGGCATTTTTGGCAAGGGCGGTCTTATAGCTGAATGGGCAATAAAATTCGGAAACCGGTTTGTTAAAACCACGAAATTTATATCAGGCATTTTTGGTAAGGAAGGATTGATAGCCGCACGATTTGTCAAAATTTTTACATGGTTTAAAGAAGCCAAAGGTTTATTAGGAATATTTTTTAGAAGCATACAAACAGGTTTCAAAATTCTCGGTTGGCCATTAACAATGTTACTTGGACTTATAGACTTTGTAAGAGGTTTTATATCCACAGAAGGATCAATAGTTGAGAAAATAAAAGGCGGTCTATTAGCCGCTATAAAAGGATTTTTTGATCCAATCATATGGGTGTTTGATTGGGTAGGAAAAAAGCTTGGTATAGGAGAAATAGGTACCAAAATATATAAAAGTGTAACAATGGTAATGGGATATATAACCGATTTCTTAATGTGGCCTGTTAATTTCGTGATGAATTTTATAGAAGGTTATAAAAAGGAAGGATTCATGGGCGGAATAAGTAACGCCTTTAATTCACTATGGCAATCATTTGCAGATCTGGCAGGAACAATACTCAATTACTTTCAAACTATACCTACTAAAATATTTTCTTGGATAGGAAAAATATTCGGATTCGATACCGAGGCTATAGAAATAACATTTGATTTTAAGTCATGGCTACTTGGTTTACCTGGTAGAATATGGGAATGGATCAAAGGTACTTTCACCTTCGAAAAACCAGATATAAAATCCGACTCAACAAATTGGCTGGCTCAATTTTTTGAGAATATATGGACTTGGGTTAAAGAGGCCATTACAACTAAATTATCAGGTAGTGTTGCAAAGTCTATGGGTATAACACCAGGTATGCATTGGTCAGATAAAGAGAGAAAGATGGTTCCAGATAAAGAACCAGAATCAACAAAGCCGGATAAAATAAAAACTGTGAAAACCGAATCCACAGCAAAACGAGCCGATGATATACAAAAGAAAAAGGTTACTTTTTATAAAATTAAAGAGGAAGAAAAAAAACAAGAACAGCAAAAGATGGTAGATGAGGACCGAAAAGTAAAACAAGAACAAACAGCGGCTATCAATCAACAGACAACCGTTATATCACAAACATCTCAAGGACAGAAAGCGCCTACTGAAGAAATACCATCAGAAATCGACAACTATGTTCTTGCATTAGCAACTATGGAGTTTTAACTATGACAGATTTTAAAAAAAGAAGCGGAGAAACATACCAAAACCCAACGGGTAAAAGTTTTCCACATTCAGGATTCAAAGATGCAATGTGGGTTCATATGACACCAAAACATATAATGTCCCAAACCACAGCTAATAGAGGTGGAACAATAAGATATGATAGTGTTGGACCAACATTTAAGTTTCTTGCACCAGAAAACATAGCAGAAACTATAACGCATAGTTGGGAAGCATATGATTCAATGCAATCCAGGTTGATGGAAAAAGTAAAAGCTGGTGTTAAATTAAGTGAAGATGTAAGAGCGTTAAAAGCATTAGGAAAAGGTGCAGGTTCCACTGGTAAAAAGGTGTTAAAAGATTTAGCTTCGGGAAAGGATGTTGGTAATACAGCGATGAATACGTTGTCTGGTCTACCTCTCGCAACAAGAATTCCAAATGCAAAGGTTGATACGCCTCTAGTATATACAACATCGGGGCGAAGAGAATGGAATCTAACCTTTTTTCTAGCATCTAGCTCAGATCCTAAAAAAGAAATTGTTGAGCCAATAAAAGAGTTAATGAAATACTCATCTCCAGGACTTAAAAAGGGTTCAATATTCATAGATTTTCCATGGGTCTTTCAAATATCAACACAACCAGGAGAACTTATCCTTGCTAAGGCCGCCGCTCTTGAATCTGTACAACCTACATGGAAGACACCATATATAAATGGTCTTCCGACCAATGTGGAACTCACACTAACATTCAAGGATCTATCACCATTGTTTAGACAAACCATAGAAATCGGAGGACTAGTAACAATAATAAAGCCGCCAACTTGATAAATTATAGTTTACTTTTTTTATTAATTCTGTTATTATAAATAAGGATTTAGAAGTGAATAAAATAATATGTAAGGGGGGAAAAATGGTAAAAGGAAAAATGATATGGAAAAATTTGATAGTTGCGATTGTATGCATTCTTATAGCTGCAACTTCATCAGTTTACGGTAAGGTGGAGAAGTATCCACAACTTATAACTCAATTTGAATTCCAAATGCAAACAGGTACAATAATAGTAACAGCGGATGACTTCAAAGAAATGTCGGCAAAGGACCTTAACAACTTTGTTACATTTCTCATACTCAATAAAAGTACAAAGCCATCCATGGAAATCATAGGAGTATGGAGCAAGTTATTGATACCGGACCTAGTAGAAAAAGCAGAAGAAGCGAGAAAAGAAAAGAAATAATAATAATAGAACCACTGATAATTAAATGTCCTTCTTAAAAGAAGGACATTTTAGGTTATAGAGTAGAAAAGTTGAGTTTACAATCAGTAATTTTTCTGTTATAATACTTGGAAAGATTATAAATAAACCTTTAAAATGCGGAGACTAAGTAATGAAACGCTGGG